CTGGCAGCAAACTACAAACAGCAGTTACCACTAAACCAAGCAAACTAAAGCCAGGATCCAAAGCAGCCAAGCGCCGTAAAAGTTTCTGTGCTAGAATGGGCGGAGTAAAAGGTCCTATGAAAAAGCCAAACGGTAAGCCCACCCGCAAAGCACTAGCACTAAGAAAATGGAACTGCTAAATGAAAATTAACGAAATCATTATGGAAATTAAAGCTGGCAAAGTACCTGACGGTTACAAAGAAGCCAGTACTGGGTTACATACCTTTGGTGACAGCGAAAAAATGAACGCCGATTACGCACACTACAGGCTTGGCCTGGCATTGGCCTGCTCTGATGGTAAAGGCAAAATTGAAATGGATCCAAAAACGTTCTATGGCAAAAAACACACAGCGCATCCATACACCCAAGAAGAATCAGACATGTTAAAACAGAGTTATAAAATGGTTGGTGCTAGCCATAGTGATTTGAACAAGGGTAATTTGCGAAGCCAGGAGCCCAAGGACACACACAAAGTCAGTCCACATCCTACTAAGAAAAAGAACAAATACGGCGTTTGACATTTGCCGTTTAGTATTATAAAATAGCCTCTATAGATAGGGGCTTTTTTATGATCATAGGAATTTGCGGTTTCATTGGTAGCGGCAAAGACACAGCCGCAGACTACTTGGTAGGTTTTCATGGATTTAGGCGCGACAGCTTTGCTGGGACTCTCAAGGATGCAGTAAGCGCAGTATTTGGATGGGACCGAGAGCTGATTGAAGGTCGTACTCCGGAAGCCCGTGCCTGGCGTGAACAAGTAGATGAGTGGTGGGCGAACCGACTAGGAATGCCACACTTGACGCCACGCTGGATATTACAACACTGGGGCACCGAAGTCTGCCGCCAGCACTTCCACGATGATATTTGGATTGCGGCCCTACAAGCAAGACTAGCAAGACGTAGTGATCATACTGTTATTAGTGATGTGCGTTTTCCTAACGAAATCAAAGCTATCAAAGAACAGGGTGGTAAAATTGTATGGATACAGCGAGGAGCATTACCTAGCTGGCATATAATGGCCGCTAAAGCAAATGCAGGTGATCTATATGCTCAGACTAAACTTAAAGAACTAGGCATCCATGCAAGTGAAACAAGCTGGGTAGGCACAGACTTTGATTCTATATTAGATAACAACGGTAGTATTGAGGGCTTGTACACGCAACTTAAAAATCTGGTACAATCCCCGCAGGCTTCCAAGGAAGACGTGACTTTGTTATCATTGGTCGACAGTTTAAGCATACAGTCTTAAGATTCAATCGATCGTTGTTGTTTAGATTACCATCCACGTGGTACACTAACAACTGAGCTTCTGCTTCAGATTTGAACCCACAGCGATCGCATGTGGGTTTTTTTCTATATCCGCTTTGATACCATGCCGGCGGCTTTACCTTGACCTTCTTGCCTTTTCGGGCACATGATCCACACACATTACGATAGTGGGTCTTTCCGTTGCGTATATAGTTGATAGCAACGGGGTTTTTGTTGCACACAGGGCATAGTTTACGTTCACTCATATAGCTATTTACTCCAGACCTTTCCAAAGGCACCTGTAACGAGGTTGTTTTGCCAAAACCAAATAAATATCTAAAACGTCATATAAAGGAAAAAGACGACATGGCAATCCTAACTTCACCAGGTGTAAGCATTACAGTAACAGATGAAAGTCAGTACGTACCAGCAGGTAACGGCACAATTCCTCTAATTCTGTTAGCCACACAAACAAACAAAACCAGTCCTGCAACTGGTACTACCGCAACTGGTACTACTGCTACCAATGCTGGTAAACTTCTATCATTTACAAGCCAGCGCGAATTGATCAATTCGTTGGGTTATCCAAGATTCCGCACAAGCGGCGGTGCATCGTTGCATGGCGACGAGCGCAATGAATATGGTCTACAAGCGGCTTATTCAGCATTGGGTTTGGGCAACCAGTTGTATGTTATCCGTGCTGACATTGATTTGGAGCAATTGACTTCAACTACAGTACGTCCAAAAGGAGAAGTTAGCAATGGCTTCTTATGGTTAGATCTAGCTAATACTGATTACGGTGTGTTCCAGTGGAGCAGTACCACACAGTCTTACACAAAGATTACCCCTACAATTATCACAAGTTCAAGTGATGTTTTAACAGACGCACTAAACACACCAAAGAGCACAGTTGGCCAAATTGGCACATACGCTGTGGTAGCATATAACGTAAACAATCCTTTGTTCTACAAAGATGCAAGCAACACATGGCAACCAGTTGGTACAGCAGACTGGCAAAAGGCCTGGACTACTGTTCAGAGTACATATTCTACCTATGCTGGTAATGAAGTACTTGCCAACGGTAGTGTAACACTAACAATCAATGGCGAAGCAATTTCTATCACCGGCTCTAGCACAAATGCTACTGGTTCAGAAGTTGTTACTAGTATCAACGCTGCCTTTGCTGGATCATACGGTGATGGTATTGCCGCAGAAATTGACACTAATGGTCGTTTAGTAATTCGTGCAACTAGCGCCGCCAAGAGCAACGGATCTACAGTAGATGGTAAAGTAACTATTACTGCCAGCTCTGGTGCATCAGCACTTGGCCTAACCGCAGGAACATACTATGCACCAATGCTAGACTTTGGTTCATACACAAACGTTCCAACATTTGCCACTGGCGAAGCTACACCAGCACCAAGTGGTTCTATTTGGATCAAAACAAGTGCAACTGGATCTGGTGCAAGCTGGGCAATTAAGAAATACAATAGCACAAGCGACAGCTGGAGTAAATTGGCAGCACCGTTGTATGCTACCAAAGAAGAAGCCATTTATGGTCTAGACAGCTTGAACGGTGGCTCGGGAATTTCAGACGGCGCAGTATTTGTTCAGTACAGCTCGTTGGATGGTTACCCAGCAACTTTCAAAGTATTTGATCGCAACGGCTCAGGCCAAACTAAAGTCACTGGCTCAGTACCTGCATCTAACTTCACAGTTGGTCATACATTTACACTGGCAGTATCCGAAGCAGGAAGCGATACGTTGACAGCGTACACATTCAGTGGGTCTTATGCAGTAGGCGGCACAAGCGTAGACAGCTTTGTTAGCTTGGTCCTATCACGTAATATTCCAGATGTTTATGCTGTAAAAGAATCAACTGGCGCAATTAGCTTTATCCATCGTTCAGGTGGTGAAATTGTGTTGATTGATACCACAGTGGGTGCAGGTAATCCAATTACAACAGCCGGTATTACAACAAACACGTCTGGCATTGAATATGAGTATGCCGGAACATACACTGGTAGCCTACGTGCTAGCAAGTGGTCGGCACTTGGTGATGCACTAACATTTAGTATTGAAACTCCTTATGTTGCTCCAGCAGCCGGTACATTATGGTACTATGGTAATGCTACTGAAGCAGACGTAATGATTTGTGGTAGCGATGGCTGGAAAGGTTATCGTAACGTAACTAGCGATGCTCGTGGTTACAACTTGACCAATTCAGATCCAATGGGACCAATTTTTAGTCCAACACAACCAACACTACAAAGCGATGGCACAAGCCTAGCCGCTGGCGACTTGTGGGTTGATACTGGCGATTTAGAAAACTTCCCAGTATTGTATCGTTACAGTGGCAGCACATGGACTATCATTGACAAGACAGACAAAGTCAGTCAAAATGGTATTGTGTTTGCAGATGCACGTTGGGATGCTAGCTTGGATGGTAACGGCGACAGCGTAGGTGGTATTGTTGATCCAGTCAGCGGTGACTTACCAGATATTGAAACAATGTTAACAAGTGATTATATTGATCTTGATTGCCCAGACTATCGCTTGTATCCACGTGGTACATTACTATGGAACTCACGCCGTAACGGCATGAACGTTAAAGAGTATGTGTCTGACAAGTTCACAGCAACAGCATATCCAGACGCAGTCGACGATGGTAGTAACCTAGTAGGTACAATCCCAACTTATGCAAGCACTTGGAGTAATGCAAGTGGCGTTAAGAGCGATGGTACACCATATCATGGACACAAAGCACAACGTCAAATGGTTGTTAAAGCATTGCGTAGTGCAGTTGACAGCAATACAGATGTTCGTGAAGATCAATACAACTTTAATTTGATTCTATGCCCTGGTTATCCAGAGTTGATTACCAACATGGTTTCATTGAACAATGATCGTAACGAAACAGCATTTATCATTGGCGACACGCCACTAGACTTGCAACCAACTGCAACTGCACTCACTGAGTGGAGTAACACAGTCGAGACAAGCGCAAGTGTCTATGCTGGCGTGTATTACCCATCAGGATTAACAAATGATGTAAGCGGCAACGAGATTGTTGTACCACCAAGCCATATGGCATTGCGTACATTCATCTATAGCGATAACATCAGCTATCCTTGGTTTGCACCAGCCGGTACACGCCGCGGTATTGTTGATAATGCTACAGCAGTTGGTTATGTAAACTACACAAGCGGACAATTTGTACGCACTGGTATTACACAAGGCCAACGTGATACATTGTATCAATTGCGTATTAACCCAATCAGCTTGTTACCAGGTTCTGGCCTAACAGTATACGGTAACAAGACTCGTAGCGCAATAACTCAGTCAACAGACCGTGTAAACGTAAGCCGTTTGACAAACTACATTCGTACAATTCTAACAAGTATCAGCAATGCTTATTTGTTTGAACCAAACGACAAGAGCACACGTGATCAAATCAAGACAGCTATCGAAGGCGCAATGAATGACTTGGTATCTAAGCGTGGTGTCTATGACTACTTGGTAGTTTGTGATACTTCAAACAACACAAGCGATCGTATTGCTCGTAACGAGTTGTATGTTGACATTGCTATTGAGCCAATGAAAGATGTTGAATTTATTTACATCCCAATTCGCTTGAAGAACCCTGGCGAAATCGCTGGTGGCGGCAAGTAATAGTGGTATATAATGGAACGTCTAGTGCGTTCCATTTACTACCCAAAACGAGGTAAATAAGAGTAATAGGAGATTATTAAAATGGCCACATCAAACTCGGCAAAATTCACAGTACCGTTAGCTACAAACCAAAGTGCGTCGGCTCAAGGTCTGTTGATGCCAAAACTGGCCAATAGATTCCGTATCACATTCAATGGTTTTGGTGTAAGCAATCCAAAAACTGAATTAACCAAACAAATTATGGACTTCACTCGTCCACAAGTACAGTTTGATGAAATCACAGTCGATGCTTATAACAGCCGCGTTAAGTTAATTGGTAAGCCAGCCTGGCAAGACATCACAATTAACCTGCGCGACGATGCACCAGGCAATGTGAGCAGACTCGTAGGCGAACAACTTCAGAAACAATTTGACTTCATGGAACAAGCGTCGGCTGCTTCCGGCATTGATTACAAATTCATCACAGTTTGTGAAATGCTAGACGGCGGTAACGGTGCTAACACACCTAACGTTCTTGAAACATGGGAAATTTATGGTTGCTTGTTGAGTGCAGTTAACTACGGTGAAATGAACTACACAACAAACGATCCAGTTAAAATTGCTTTAACATTGAAGTACGACAATGCTATCCAAACACAAGGTGTAGCTGGTGTTGGTGCGGCAATTGGACGCTCACTAGGTACATCAATTAACTAATTGTTACTTAGATGACAAACCTAAAAAGCTCGGTTTTACCGGGCTTTTTTTTGTTCATAAATAGTTGATATAAAGGAATTTCTATGGCTGGTATAATGGATACCATTCTGAAGGGGCTTGCCTCTACAGACAATGTTAAAACGTATCAACATGCTACTCGCATTTTTGTGGATAGCAATATGTTGCGTAGTCCTAAATATGCGTTCCTTTTTTATGTGGTCTTTGACTATGATGATTCAGAACAAGGGCTAGGTACTCCTGCCAGCCGTGCAGTACAAATAGGCGCATTGTGCAAGTCTGTACAACTGCCTAAGTTCACGATAGAGACGCAAGTCAATAATGCTTACAATAGACAGAATATTACACAAAAGCGTATCAAGTACGACCCTGTCACATTAAAGTTCCACGACGATAGTGATGATATCATTAGAGAATTTTGGTATGATTACATGAGCTTCTATTATCGTGATAGCGATTATCAAACTCCAATTTACAATCAAGATCACAAGTACGTTGACAGACAAAAAGATGCTTGGGGCTACGGTCTTCGTACACAGCAAGATGGACAACAACCAGTTGCCAACTATAAACCACTAAAAGCTATTCGCATCTATAGTTTCTATAGAAAACGTTTCAGTGAGTATATGTTGATCAATCCTACTATTACTTCATTCCGTCATGGCGAGCACACAAATGAAGGCTCTGGGTTATTGGAACACGAAATGACTGTGCAGTATGAAGCAGTCAAATATGCAGTTGGGTATGTGTCTCCAGATAATTTTGGTGACAGCATGTTGTTGTTGTATGATATGAGTCCTAGCTCATTGAGTGCTGGTAGTACCAGAAGTATTTTTGGTGCCGGCGGATTGGTTCAAACAATTGACAATACTTTTACCGACTTGGCCAATGGCAATTATGCGGCGGCCTTCTTAAAAATAAATCGTGCCAATCAAACCTACCAAGGATCAAATCTCAAAGACGTACTTCGTGATGAAGGACTTGACATGATCAATCGAGCAGTTCGGACTGGAACAAATTCTCTTAGCACAGTTAATGCACCCTACGTAGGAGGCACATCTTCTCTTGGCCTTGGTCTGCTAATGGCCGCCGCAGGCGGAGTAGAAACAGTTTCTACTAGTCGCGCAGGACAACAAAATAACATTGGTCCACAAATCACTCTTGCTAGAAGCACACCGGCTGCAATTGATCAAGCTAGTCCTTCAACTGATTATCGAGCGGTGTCCAGTGGACAGATTGTTGCACAAGCATATAGACCAGTGCAACAAAAACCACAGTTTCCGTTATTGCCTACTATTACTCCAACGGTTAGAAATGGAGTAAGGTCAACTGCTATTTCTAACAGCGTAACTGCCTCAGAGGTAGCAAGTCAAAATATTAACTTAAACAAATCTAGTACAGTAATAAGTGGATCCAAACAAGGTACCCCATCAATACAAGTACCTCCTAAGATGCCAACGCTGGCAGACTCTGATCCACTGGTAATTGGATTAACTATACCAGCAACACTAGACGAACTTGATGGCGCAACTGATCCTGCTCGTATTGCAAAATGTAATGCACAACTTCAGAGAATAATGTCTAGTTCATCTGTGCAAAAGCTATTAGCAAATGATTACGAAAATAACAAAGCTGCCGACATATTAGTAAAAAATGCTTTTACTCCTGGCTTTGGTGCATTAACATACGGCAGTGAAGAGGCTTGGTTGGCTAAAAAAGAAACATTGCTAACAAAACTTGAAGAACTCGGTACTCCAGACACTCAGAATATTGTAGCAGAATGGACTCAACTTAAATTAAAACTACAGGCCGCCGCTGACGCAGGCGACAAAACTAAATTAAAAGAATTGCTAGCAGAACTAGCTACGTTTGGAAAAACTCTAGCAATACGATCGGCTTATAAAAATCTATTAGATATGGTTGCATTGTCAAATGACATAGCAAGTATTGCAAACGGTGATGCGGCAACTGCAATCAATTTTGATATTAAAAATTACTGGATTACCTAATGAGCTATACCAACAACTTATCAACACCGGAACTGACAAAGACGTCTACAGAAAGACAAGATACAGACACGTACTTTAGTAATGTTTATAAGTCTTCATTTAATGCAAGCCCTGACCAAGCGGCAGCATTGCAAACATACTTTGAAGGTGTAACTCATGACAAAGAAAGTGCAAGGCTACTAACAACATCGGTAATTTATACCGCATTGAGCCAAAATTTGAATCCAATGACGGTGCTGGCAGACTTCAAAAAACTAAACCAAGGCGAATTAGATTTATACCTAGCAACTTTTCTTAATTTTAGCCGTGTTAACTCTAGCCTACTAGGTGTAATTAACACCCCTGGTGTTAATATATTTGTTCAGAGAAGCGTACTGGCATAAAATGGCACGTAACTATGCACAGGGTAAGTTTCAGATCAAGAACCCAAGCAAGTACATAGGCAAGGGAGCTCCAACGTATCGATCTGGTTGGGAATTTTCTTTCATGCAGTTCTGCGACAACAACCCTGCTATCCTGCAATGGGCAAGTGAAGCAATTAACATTCCTTACCGTAATCCGTTTACAGGCAAGAACACAATATACGTTCCAGACTTTCTAATCATTTATGTAAACAACAAAGGCCAAAAGCTGGCAGAAGTAATTGAAGTCAAGCCTTCGACTGAAACAACTCTTGAAGCCGCCCGTAGTCCACGTGACAGAGCCTATGTAGCACTTAACATGGCCAAATGGCAAGCCGCAACAGCATGGTGTCGTAACCAGGGATTAAAGTTTCGAGTAGTTACGGAGAATGAGATTTTCCACCAAGGCAAAAAGCGGTAAATATCAGCATGACTAAGAAATTAGAACAACTGTTTGATCTGCCCTCTTTGGAAATTACTCCTGACAATCAGGAAACTCTCCATGCTCATGTTGAGCATATAAACGATATCAATGATGCAATTGATAAAATTGATGCGGCGTTACCTGGGGTGCGTGATCTAGAAGTTGCAGATAGTGAAATGGACGAACTAGCCACTATGGCTACAGATAAGTTCAATGATCTAATGGATTTGGGAATGAATGTAGAAGCACGTTATGCTGGCGCAATTTTCCAAACCGCTGGGGTGTTGCTAGGACATGCTATCACAGCAAAACAAGCAAAGCTAGATAAGAAACTACGCATGGTAGATTTACAGCTTAAAAAGCTACGGATTGACCAAGTATCCAGAAAAGAAGGTACTGCTGAAGCTCCTGTAGACGGGCAAGGTGTGGTTGTAGACCGTAATACTCTACTACGAGAGATACTACAAGGGCAGGCTAAAAAACCTGCAAACGAATAAATACTGCAATAGGATCCGGACATGAAAGCATTTAAGGCATATCTTACAGAAAGCAAGCGTACATACGATTTTCGTGTGCGTATAGCCAACTGCGATTTGACTTCAGAAATACTAGACAAAATTGAGCTTGGGCTCAAAGCATTTGATCTAGCTGATATTACGAAGCCAAAAAGTCAACCAGTGGCTCACTGCAATGAATTTGCGGCGCTAGGCCCAGTTGCACGTCAGCAGTTTGAAATTAAACTAAATTACCCAACCACCAATGAAGGTGTGCGCTCTTGCATACATCGTTGCAGTGGTGTTCCTGCACAGCAGATTATAGTGCGTGGAGTAATGGAAGACGATATGGTTACTGATGAAACCAGCGGCGATATGTCAGTTAATATTGGCAACGACGAATTAAAAGATCAACCGGGCGCCCAGGACCATGTTGGCGAAAAGCGCAAAGAAAGTTTGCTAAAGCAATTGATTGCTGACCGCACAGAGCCAACACAACAAACTGGCGTTAATGACGAAATCCTGGCCAAGTCTCTCCACAAAGAGAAAGCCCCTAAGACATCAGCTGATGCTCCACAAAACAACACTAGTCCTGTGAGCAAGCCTAAACACAAGATAAACCCACGAGGAAAATAAACATGAGTAAGCATGACAACATTTACAACATTCTTGGCAAGTTAGCCTCGTTGGCACCAGCGGCACCAAAGCAAGAAAACATTCTAAAGCAATTGAACGAAAGCGCAGTTGTTGCAGCCAATCCACTTTCATTGAAAGACCGTTTGGCACAAAAGCTAGCAGAGACAAAAGAAGTTGACGAAGAACTTTTAATGCCTAAGGAAAAGAAATTTGCCGCACTAGCTGAACCTAAAGACAAAATCACTTACGCCGACAAAATTGCTGGCGCTAAGAAAAAAGTAGATGAAATCAGCGACCAGACAGCATACGCAGTTAATCAAGCTAGGGCAGCTCAACATTTTGCCGCCAAGGATGCAGCTGATGCCGCGCACAAATCGTGGGCAAGTGGTGACAACAGTAACTGGAAACAGAACCAAGCAGTCGGTACCACCGCTCAGGCTGCACGTGATGCAAAGTCAAAATTAGCAAGAAATACTGAGTTGCAAAAGTCTAGAGGAGATCGTCTCGGTAAACAAATGTATGAACCTGCCACTGGGCAGTCACGTTCGGCTCCGCAGTCTATGGGTACAGCAGATGGTGGCCTAACAAGAATGAAAAAGCCTGCACAACAAATGAATCATACGTATGAAGAAAGCTTAGAGATGGATGAAGGCGAGTATCAAGATGGTCCTAACAAGAGCGATGTTCCTGCTTTCCAACGCAAAGCCAAAGCCGTTCCTGGTGACGACAGCTGGAAGACATCACAACAAGATCTAGATGACGAAGCCAGCAAGAGTCCTACAGGCGCCGCAGGTTTGGCCAAAGCCAAAGAGCGTTTGGGTATGCAACAACAAGTATACGACGAGAACAATGCACACAGCTCATTGCCTGGCACACGTAAAGTGTCAGACAAAGAGCACAGCGAATACGATGCGGCAGCGCACACAGTTCGTAAGTGGATGCGTAAGCGTGGTTGGGATCCAAAGTCAGAATTCAAACCAGCAATGAAGTATATCATTGACAATCTTGAAGCTACTCACGATGACACACTAACTGATGATGTCAAGATGGCAGCTTGTACATGCCACAAGCATCATGAAGGCATTGTTGACGAAGCATTCCCAACCGTGGATGATGCACGTAAACGTTCTGAACAAGAAAAAGGCACTGGTAAGTTTGATGTACAAAAAACATCAACTGGTACACGTTATACACGCAAGCCAGAAACATTTGACAGTGGTGAAGACGACGGTGAAGAAAAAAGCGCAAGCGACGGTCCTAAAAAGAAAGGCCGCCCTGCCAAAGCCAAAGCACCAGAGCGTACAACAAGCAAAGCATGGAAACACAAAGGTGCCCGTGTTACTGAAGCTATTAACCTTGAAACCTATGTAGAAGATACAATGGCAGAGATTGAAGCATTGTTCATTATTGAAAAAGACATGGGCAAGCATAACAATGCTACTACAGGATTTAAGGCACTCGCAAAAAAAGCAGGCGGTGGTGAAAAAGGCCAACGCATCGCCGGCGCACAATTTCAGAAAATGAAAAAGGCCGGGCAGTTGGAAGAAGGTGTACTAACTGAAAGCACACTACAAGCTATCGTTCGCAAGTATGGTAAGGAAGTGCGTGAGTTTGCTGAAGGTGGCGATATTGATCAAGACTTGTTTGAAGCATTGTATGACTATTATTTTGATGATATGCCATATGGTGTTAAAAAAGCACGTGATGGCGATCCTTACGAATGGGTATCCGATCATTTCCACGAGGCTATTCAAAGTGGTGACGTAGAAATTAACGAAACAAAAGTAGGTCATAAGGATCTAGACGAACTTGCCGCACTAGCAGGCATTGGTGGTGGACAACAAATTGCTGACGAAGGCAATGAGTTCTCTGGTGCTCGTGCTTCTGCTATCCGTGCCGGCAAAGATACATTTACTGTTGGTGGCAAAGTTTACAATGTAAGCGGCGCCGGTGACGAAATGCAAGAATCGTTATGCAATATGACAGCAGAAGGTCAGATGTGCCCAGTACACGGACTAGTAGAATGTGGTGGCAGCATGATGTATGAGTCAGAAGAACTAGCTGACAAAGATTATGACGAAGACGGCGAAATTGAAACCGGTGCTGAAGAACATGCTGGATCAGTTGACAAAGCAATTAAAAAAGCACAAGGCAACGACGAAGACAAAGAAGACTTGGACGAGTGCGGCGTTCCAGTACAAATGGGCGGCATGATGGGCGGAGAAGGAGCAGAGTCTGGTATGAGTATCAACACTAGCATGGATACAAAAACAGGTCGCAAAACTGTTACTGTAACAGCTGATGGTGAAGCCGCTGAACAACTAGCACAGATGTTGAAAATGGCTGGTATGGGCGGAAGTCATCCTGAGCCAGAACAAAAACACATTGATGTGGTTATTGGACAAGCAAGCGGCTCGGAAGAAGTTGACGAAGAGTATGCCAATGAGCCTAACGTTAAAACTGCTCCAACTGATGCAATTATGCAACAAGGCAATGACTTGAATAAACCAAAGTCCATGTACAAGCACAACTACAGAGGTGGTGACAATCCAATGTCAGTGAAAGAAGACAAGTTGTTCAAATTATATGATGCAATGAAGTCTAAGTAATTCAAAACTACTGCCAAACAAAGCCCTTGATAAGTAATTACTCAAGGGCTTTTTCATGAAACGTTATCAATTTTTCAAAATGTTACTACAAGTATCATACAGTTGCAACATGAGTTGCAAAGGCTGTGTAACTGTGAGCGACATTCCACGAGATGGTGTGCAGGACTATGACGAAGTTGTGCAGTCAATTGAAGAATGGAGCAAAGTGCTTGAACCTGAATGGGTAGTAATATTTGGCGGCGAGCCACTTATGCACCCACGCATTAAAGATATTACTAGACAAGTTCGCAAGCATTGGCCCAATGCACGTATTAGCATTCCTACCAATGGACTATTGCTACGCCGTATAATGGATACTGAGTGGATAGCAGAAGTGCAGCCATTGGAAGTGCGAGTAAGCCTGCACAAAGATGACAAAGAAGGTCGTTTCTTCAAGGGGTTGATATCAGATTTTATGAAAATGTATACTGGGTGGAAACCAAACACTCGTCCGGTGGGCGAAGCAGGATTGCCACCTGGTGAGGGAATTGATTTCAAATTTAATTTCATACACGACTCTGGAGTAAGCATTGCAGTTAGTCAAAACGAAGAATACATTGTTCCTTATACATTTGATGAATACGGAAACAAAGCACCATTTAACAGCGACCCAGTCAAAGCACAAAAACGTTGTGTAAGTCCAGAGCTGGTATTCATATACAAGAATCTTCTATGGAAGTGCATACCTTATCCAAATCTTAAAGATACTGAACCAGATTTTGCAGCCAAATGGCCGGAGTATGTTCCTTACAGGCCAACCGACGACCTCACTAAGTTTTTTTATAATGTAACACGGGCTGAATCTGTGTGTAGCATGTGCCCAGAATCTGGAACAATGATGCACAACGATCCTAGTGTGGTTAAAATTTTGCCCAAAGCAAAATGGATTGACGCACAAATCAGAGCTAAATAGTACACAACGGAGATTTCAATGAAGAAGTTATTATCAATTTTAGCAATCGCACTATTTGCTACCACAGCACAAGCATGGGAACAGTGGGCACCACAACCTGTTGACCAATGCAAAGTACAAGCACCCTATGGTTTTCCTCAAACCAAAAAGCCTGGCGTGGCCATATGCCGTCATGCTTATGTTACATTAAATGACACAGCCGCACGTATTCCTGTATGGGTCAGTTACACACTAACACCGCAGAACGCACTGGGCTGTGTACCACGTTCAAATGGATTTGCACCAGACCAAAGTATTCCCAAAGGATCTCGTGCTGAATTGTCAGACTATGCCAAGTCGGGTTATGACATTGGTCACGTGGCACCCAATGGTGACATGAGTTTTAATGATCGTGCAGAGAAAGAAAGTTTTTTGTTAACAAACATGTACCCACAACTGCCTGGTTTCAATCGTGGCATTTGGAAGTTACTGGAGACTGCAACCCGTGGGTGGGCAGTACAACGCGGACACACCCTTGTGGTGTACGTTGGAGCTATATATGGCCCTGGTGACAAAACCATTGGCGCTAATAATGTTGTAGTACCACATGGCTTTTACAAGATTGTCACTGACACAGTAACAGGCGAAGTAATGGCATTTGCATTCGAACATCGCCCAGGACAAGGTAATGATCTAGTTCCGCTACGTGTGAGCTTAGATGCAGTTGAAAAAGTATCAGGTGTGGCGTTTGCTTTCCCTGCTAATGCTAAAGAAGTACCCGGTGGACAAATTTGGCCTGTGGACTACGGTGCATTGACCAATGCCAAACGTGCCAAGTGCAAGGGCGCCGCTGAATGAGCAAACCAGACTTTTATTACTATGCCGAAAGTGAATGGGACCGCCTAGGGTGCGGACCGTTACCTGACGCTCGTAAACGCCCAGAGCCTTTGTCTAAAGAAGCAAAGTATCTTGGCCAAGAGGAAAAGTACCTGGTATACCCTGAACCCAACGGCTACGATCGCCCTGTAAATCCTTACGGACAACACTAATGAAACAGCGTGTGTTCACCAGGTCAGACTTTGGCTTATCTGAAAACGAAACAGGTGAAGAGGATGCTGTGTTAGATCCCAACGATCCTATCTTTCAAATTGCGCGAGGCGAAGAGCCTCAACGTGACTACTCACAGCTAGTAGCATGGCAAAAAGATAATCCACAAAACAACAAAGCTCTTTACATGAAAGAGAACAACATCAAACCAGGAACTCCTGCATGGTTTGCTTTATGGTTTGGACGATAAATCCAGGAAGTTACGAATGTTAATTTCGTGTGCAAGTGAAGTTGAATTAAACAGTTTATTGTCTGCCAAGACATAAAAAGGCATTACACCATATTTGTCTAATAGTTTTCTAAATTTTTGACCATCTCGCTGGGCACGATCCCATATATAAGGTTTAAGATAATTATAATTTTTTCTTAAAAATTCAGTTTCATTATTAAGTCTAATCAAACTCATTAACACTGGCGTTGCATATTGCATGTACACGTGATCCTCTAAACTAGCTGAATACGTTTCCCACACAATATTGCTACGATAACAAAAAGGCATGTCGTCTGTATCGGCTGACTCTAGCATACGCTGTACAATCATTTCATCAGTGTATCCACTCCAGTCTAAACAGTCTCTTTGACATGCATCGTCCATTGGCGTAATAGTTGATATAATGTTTAGTTTATGTTTTTCAATGTAAGCATGATTAGATCCTGGAGCATTTGGTAGCATGTGCCAAGGAGCAGACACAATATAATCAATTGGTGCCAAGTCTATAAACTCTTCCATCATTATATCCCAGGATTCTCTGCTTTCGCCCGGTAAGCCTGTCATAAGTTCTGGTATAAGTTTTACTTTATAATCTTGTTTGATATCTACCAACATTTTTTTGTATTCTATCCACGGCATAGCAGGACGATCAATGTTGGCCAGGGCTTCCTCAGTTATTGTTTGAAACGAAGACTTCATTTGTATATGCCCAAAAATATCTCCGTTCATACGATAGATAGCATGTACTTTGTCTTTGTGTAATTTAGCCCAGCTTGGGTCAGATGTACTAAATCCTGGATATTGTCCTGATTTGATCAAAGTCCACACATACTCTATAATTTTTGAGTCTTTATCAAACATACCAAAGTTGGCATTATTGTAAGTTACTTGGCATCCGTTTTCTGCAAACAAAGTGATTTCGTCAAATTGATCAAACTTTTTTCTAATTACTTTATGATGCAAGCCTGATTCCCAGTCGCAAAAACTACAATCGTACGGGCATCCGCGATCACTTTCCCAAGCAACCAACGGTGAGTTTCCAGTACGTGCTTTAATTTCATCGCAATCTCTAACAAACGCATCTTTACAATGTAGCCAAGGACTGTAGTCTGTGTAGATCTTACCTTTATAGAGTTCGTGAGGCGTACGATGTACCTTATTATGTTTGTCAGTGAAGATAAGATTTTTAATGTTTAACAAGTCTAGTGTAGTAGTCTTGTTGTTAAAAATAGCATCAACCAAATCAATAAATGTTTGCTCACCATCACCGTAGTTGATATAATCATAGTATGGATATGTGGCACAAAATAAATCAGCTTCTTTCCAATTTACTT